CGGTAGAAGACTTGCCGCTTCTTGCATTGCGCCTTGTAATTTACCACTTAGTTGGTCAAAAGCCGCAGTGGCGTCCGCATCTGTTTTCAAGAACAGTCCACCGGGTCTGATGGCGTCTGTTTCTTTTTCAATGTACTCTTGTACAAACTTTAACACTCGACCTTCGCTTTGAGTAGAAAACAGTAATAGTCGGTTAGCTAAACCAGTTAAACCTTTTGACGCTTTAGCTAAGTTTTGAGCCGCAGCGCTGGGGTCCTTGCCCAAAAATTCCGCGGTTCCCTCTGATAGCATCTTTCCTATATTGGGGAATACCCTAGAAGCACCAATTACTTTACGGTAGTCTACTGTAGGGTCAAACTGATTAGGTTGCGTGGTTTCCCAAACAGGAGAATCCATGTCTACGGTGCCGACTTCGTTAAATAGTTCTGTAGTCGCGTCGCTTAGGGAGGGTATTGCGGTTTCAGCTTCTTCAACAGGATTTTCCTCGCTACTCCCACCTTTGATTTGTTTAAGAAGATCGGGGTTACCTAGGCTAAGAGCCTTCTCAAGCTCAGGAGCCATTCGCGGTGACGATAAAACAAACCTACCAAGTTGGTCGTCCCAAACATTTTTTACTTCATGTTGCTTTACGACAAGCGCCTCAAAGTTGTTTTTTTCTGCGGAGGGCAACTTTCCCGCGCCATAAAGAGCCAACCGTTCCGGATCATTAAGGTAGGTGATTTGTGAAGTCAACGGCTTACCCCCAAGCCTGGTCGCACGGGCCTCGGCTTTTTCCGCCGCAAGAGCTGCCTCGGCGGCTTTTTCCGCCGCAAGCGTTTTCTCGGCACTGCCGAGAGCCGCTACGTCAAGGGCGCGGCCTTCCTTTGCTTGAGCTTGCTTAAATTTATTAAGCTCGCCCACACGAGCGCCAATATTGCCTAGAACAGGGGTGAAGGACTGTGCCAGCCGTTCCGCCGGACTCATTCGACGTTCACCAGGCGTTGCAAACGCTAACGCCCCTTGCGCAATATCAAACAACATTTGCGCCTTTGTCATGTTTTTTTGTTCGTCATACTCACCGGCTTGTGAACCTAAAAGACTTTGATAAATATCTTTTCGTTCGTCAAACACGGTTTGGAGATTGCGGGGGTCACTGGCACCACCACCATCCTTCATGTACTGGACAGCGCCCCCTTGGTTAAAATTTACAGGAGTGGTTCCTCCCATAGCAACCATCATTTCTTCTGGAGGAGGCTCCATATTTACCGTTGACATAATGCCCTCGGCCATCGGGCCTTCGATAGGAGCCATCATCTCGTCTTGAGCCAAACCGCCAATCCCTTGATCTACGCCCTCTGCCTCTTGGTCTGCACCCGCCAGCATCATTACTGGCTGGAGTAGCGCCAAAACTGACTCGGGCGTTTGCTGGGCGTCTTCGGGACCCACTAAATCGGAAAGTTCGGCATAACGCGCTTCCATCGGCAAATTATCACCTCTAATGCCGTTAATCACCGTCTCGTAATCTTCGGCGCTATCGAGGCCAGTCATTTGCTGAGAGTATTGCCCCAACATGCCTTCTAAAACCGCTGGATCAATTCCGTTCTGCATCGCGCCTTCAGCGGCTTGATTCATCTCAACTTGCTCGGGATCAATTTCCGGCATAGGCATAGGCATGGGCGCAGGAGGTACCCCGCCTTCTTGCATTGGTACCCCGCCGCCGTAGCGAAACATTTGTCGGTCCATCACTTCTCTATTCATTAAAATAACCTCACGTCGTTAAAATATGCCGGTTTGTTTTGCGCCTGCTGCTGCGGACAACCCCGCTATGCCCAGGCCCAGTATTGATTGCGCCGGGGAAATATTTCCGCCAGAAGTCGTTGTAGTAGCCATCTGACTAGAGGGAGCACCCTTATAAATGTCGGACAAGAAACCCACACGCTTATAAGGCTCGTAAGCTTGTTCCATCTCATTCTGGCGAATAGTGTCAAGTTCGGCTTGTTGCTGGGCTTGCTGCTGTTTACCTACATCAAAGGCAAAAGTAGCGTCCTGCTGACCAAGAGATTGACCTAACTGGCCAAGTGAAGCCTGTTGACCCGCTAACTGACCAAGCGCAGAGCCCTGTTGCAAACCTAGCTGCCCGTAATCTGTACCCAGTGCGCCAAGACCTTCGCCCAACCGCCCGGTAAGTTCTGCGCCTTGCAAACCTAGCTGTCCTGCCGTCTGCGCACCTTGCAGTCCAAGTTGGGCTTGCCCCTGCCCTAACGAACCCGCTTGTGATGAGAACTTGCCCGCTAAATCAGCGGCATTCATACCCGTTTGGGCTGAGAGTTGTTCTAAACTCATACCTGTTTGGGCAAGCGCTTGCGCATTAGCAGAGGCAAACTGTTCTCCCGCCAACCCTAGCTGTCCTTGTTGCCCCGCGGCGGTTATCCCTAATTGACCCCCCGCCTGTGCTGCTTGTCCTGCTTGTTGTGCCGCAGTCATTCCAAGTTGAGAAGCCTGTCCAGCAAGCTGTCCTTGCAACTGAGAAGCACTTATTCCTAACTGACCGGCTAATTGTTCCGCCGTTAAACCCTGCTGTCCCGCTTGCGCCACATTAGACGCGGCTAATTGTTCCGCCGTTAAACCCTGCTGTCCCGCCGCCTGGTAAGCAGAAAGTCCTAACTGCCCCTGCTGTTGTGCCGCCTGGGCGGCAAGTTGTTCGGCAGAAAGTCCTAGCGACCCCGCCGCTTGCGCTGCTTGGATCGCGGTTCCTGCACCTTGTGCCCCCAGAGATCCAGTAAGTTGCGCCGCTTGTTGACCACGGGCTTGTTGGGCTTCATATGCTTGTTGAGCGCGTTGCGTTGCACTTTCAAACCCCGCCTGACGCATACCGGCTGCGGTACGACCCTGTTGCTCAAGAACGTTACGGTTTAATTCCGATTCTGCCACAGCTTGACGTGACCCGCCGAACGCGCCTGCCCCTACGGCTTGTGCGCCTAATTGCTGCTGTTGAATATCGCCTGCACGACGAATATCCGCTAAAGACTGCTGTACGGCGGCATCCTCATATTGGTTCATAAACCCGCCAGCCGAGGCTGGATCAAAGGCACCTGTCGTATTAGCCAAACCCGCAATGCCTTGCTGGGCTGTTTGTGTTCCTAACGCTCCCGCCTGTTGAAGAGCTTGAGCCGCTTGATCGGTTATTCCGCGAGCGCCCTGAACAGCTTGACCTGCTTGCTGCCCCGCCTGCTGGTAAGCGCCAATACCGCCCGCTCCCGCCTGTTGAGCCGCGAGCCGTGCTGCTGCCGACGTGTCACCAAGACCGGCGGCAGTTTGCGCCGCACCTACACGCGCACCTAAACCCGCATCGGCTGCAATACCAGAAGCCGCCAGCCCCGCGGCGCCAAGTGCTTGAGCGCCAGCACCGGCTACGTTTCGAGCCTCCGTGCTTGCCGCAGTAAGACCAGCTTGTGCTTCTTGTGCGGCCTGTACCCCGCTTTGTCCTGCTTCTTGGGTAACACCCCTTCCGCTGGCGGTGGCTGCCCCAAGCTGTTCCCCTAACAAAGGGACGGTGCCGCTTTGTCCAACGTTTTGGGCGGTGGTTTGGGCCAAGTCTTGCGCTGACCCCAGGCCCGCAGTAGCGCCTTGTGTCGCAACAGCGCCCGCGTCAACAGCCTCTTGCATACCGGCTTGAGCTGCGGCGGTTTGACCGCCAATACCGCCAATACCTGAACGCAAGGCGTCGGCAGCTTCCGCTTGAAAAGGCAAAGCACCCGCCATGGTTGAACCAACAGCTTGTTGGGCGTCACCTAGCGTGTAACCCGCTTCTTGTAAATAAGGTTGATAGCCGCCAATACCTGCTGCCGTCAATTCAGCGGCTTGTATTTGAAGCCCCGACATTTCCGCAACCATCTGTTTAGGGATGGGTACTCCTTGGTCGGCTAACTGTTTGGCAGATTCTAAGAGGGCAAGCTTGTAAGCCTCAATTTCCGGCGCTTCGCGAACAATCTGTGTTTGTTGTTCAGCCATTATGCGGCCCTCCCGCGTTGCTCAAGGTTTCGCATAACCGAATACATAGACTGAATGCCTTTCCCTGGGTCACCGCGACCCATTCCGCGTACCGCGTCGGCAGTCATGACAAATTCACCGGGCATCAGCATGGCGCGAACGCTGTCCTGCCCCGCGGTTCCTTCAGTAGGCGCAATGCCGCCCGTTCTACGAGGGTAAATTTCTCCACCACCGGCTACGGGTTGTACATAAGGTCTGGAAAAAGGTCCGCCGGGGTTACTGGCCGCTAAATAGCCCGCGTTGTCTGTAAATTGTGTGCGCTGGGTCGGATATTGCGCCGTTGCCACATTAGTAGGCTGAAACATTCCCGCTTCGTCCTCGTCCTCCGGAGGTATTGTCTCGTATTCACCTGTTTCTAGGTTAAGAACAGACGACCCGAGGTCAGTAATAAGGTATTTTCCAGGGTCGGCGGCAATCAAATCTGCCCCGGTAGTCATCGTCCCGTCCTCGTTGTATTGAACGTTGGGGTCTTGTTCAATTTCCGGGGTCTTAAAAGCCCCCATTGCGCCCGCCGCTAGTGTAGCTGCGCCCGCCAGTGGTGCGTAAGACCGCATAAAGCCCGGTTTTGCTGCTGCTGTGGCCGCCGTAACCGCCGTTTCGCGGGCTTTTAACGCCACTTCTGCCGCTATTTCTGGTGTCATACCCCGCAGCTCGAATGCTTCGTCATAAGCGGTGTTATAAGCGGTGTTGCCTACCGTAGGGTCAACTACACCCGGTTTGGGGAAGAAAAGGTCTTTAACCTTGCCTTTCTTAATACTTTCAAAAACTCCGGGAGGTTCTGTTCCTGCTACGGTTCTTGCTACTGTTTCTATTTCTCCTCCTGGTCCTATTACTTTTTTTAGAGGGAGTTTCTTCGTATATTCCGGAAACTTCTCATTGAGTGCTGCTTTTGTTGCTTCTGCTGTTGCTATTTTAGCGGCGTCTTCGCTAAACTTACTAATAAACGTCTGGGCCCCTTTGTTTGCTGCTTTTGTTGCTTCACTACCAAATACGTTACCTAAAGACGTTTTAGCGCCCGACAGCGTTTCGCTCACGCGAAGCCCTGGAGAAGAAAATGCATTTTTAACGTTCTGGCCAAAACTTTCTGGCCCCTGTACGCCTGCAAATACCGCGCCAGTAGCGCCCGCAATAAGCGCGGATTTTAAGGCGCTTTTTATCGAGCCCCCTTTTATAAGCGTTCCAATACCCGAACCCAACGCTGCGCCTAAGACAGGCCCGAGAGGCGTCATCGCCAAAACGATAGGAAGAACAATCGGAGCAACTATCTTGACTACTTTAACAACCGCTTTAAGAACTTTCTTAATGCCTTTAAAGATTTTTTTAAAGAAACCAAACTCCATCAGCCCTGTTTCAGGGTTAATGTTGTTTGCAGGGTTGCCTACAACATACTGCTCGGGGTCTTCAATACCGCTGTCGCGTAAACTCTTAAAAATTTGTTCTTTTAGGGCAGGGTTGTTTTCTATTAAAGTCAGCGGAACAATAATTTCGCCGGTTTGGATGTGTGCAACGCTGTCGTCGCCAAAACGACCGTGGCCCGCCATCTTTTCCGCAACGGCGGTAAACTGTGCTAAACCTTGTTCGCCAAATTCTTTTTTGGCTTCTTCAGCCTCCAGAACGGCAAAATCGTCGTCAGACATTGCAAAATCACCGATACCACCGGTCGGGACTTCTAGCTCATCAGTGGTTTTTTGTCTTTTTTCTGCTAAGTTTGCCATTACCCCGGTCCCCTTGTGATGTCTTCAAACGTAGTTATCTGTATGATTGTACTTTGCTTCTCCGCTCGCGTCCACGAAGAACAGTTCATGATATTGTTACCGTGGTTTGACCTACAGTCCCCGTTGCTTGCGATCCTCTTAGATAAGGCTTGTTTGCAACTGTAATACGCAACTCGTCACCGTATTGAAAGATCCCGCCTACAGCAAGACTGTAGTTGTCTGTTTGTAGGTTTGGCAGCGTTAATGCAGAGGCTTGCCAAGGCCCAGGGTTGTTTACCTGTTCTAAGAAAATTGAAAATGACCGAATAATCTCAGCTTGGTACCCGCGGTCGTAACTTTCGGGCGGGTTGGGGAAGAACGGTTGTACAAGGCCTCTACTCATCGTTGGCCGTCCGGCCTCATCTCAACACGAGGAGTGCCTAACCGCCATTCTACTCCCGTGGCAGAGGAATCAATCTTGAACGAAAAAGACCGCCCGCGCAGCCTAACAAACACTTGATTGGTAAATTGTTCTACCGGAGCAGTGGCGGACCGCGTGACCGTATTACTCGTCGTGCCGGTATATGAGGAGCCTGGAAAGGGTCTTGTTGAAACCGTCATCGAAACCGCTGGAGACGATGCGCTGGAATTTTCAAACGTAACGTCCGGTATAAGTTTTGTTAAAAACACAAACTCATCCCCCGCACCTATTGACATTGGACTGCTTTCAATGTAAGAGGCAATTGCCGAAGGCGGGTTTGCACTGCCGTCATCATTTCCAAATTCGTGGTAATACAAGTAACCGTCTAACCCCGCTGCAATCGGGTAGGCACTAATTCCGCGATCAACCCACACAGAACGTGTCAACGTACCGTAGTACCACGCTTGTTCTTGGTAATTATAAACGACATAACGATCAATAGACGTTGCGTCGGCAGAGGGGTAAAACCACCATACTTCCGAAAAGCTAGAATTGACGCCACAAGTAACCTTTTCAACCTGACCTGTATTAAAGTCGCCAAAAACATACGCCCTAACGGAGCAAGGCAGCTTTTGCACCTGGCCGGAATACACGTAAAAATCTTGCTCTCCCATCCAATACACCATGTCTTCTACCGCAACAGCGGCAAGCGGGCTGGCAATAGTCGTGTTTTCGGAAATCATACTGATCCCGAAGGTAAAAGGCGGACCTAAATACTGCATAGCGTGAAGCGAACGGTCTGTAAAAACTAAAATTTGTTGCCGTGTTTCAACCGCCGTAACGATTTTTGAACCCGTGCCGATACGCAAGTCACCTGCTGTGTTAGTGGCCTGTGCTGACCACACCAAAGGGCTTTCCTGGTCTGAAAAACGAATCAAAAGAGGGTCTTGTACGCCAATGTTGTCTTGTGCATCGCACCCGAACATCAAAACATGCCTGTCGCGATCTGAAACCATAACCTGCTTGGCTATTGTGGGCGTTGTTGAATCAGCCCCCGCCAAGTCAGAAAGCGCCACGGCCCGCGTAAAAGGGTCCGAGCTTGTTGATTGATCCCAATAGTAAATGCCACCATTGCGAATGTTAATAATTAAATCTTCGCCAAAGTTATCATGTGACCAAATACGCAGCGTGTCGCCAATTGCTATAAGACTTGATGCCGAACTCCATGTTCCCCGGCCAAAGGTTCCCGCCCCCCAACCTGTACCGGAAACAGTTGTGTCTAAACCCGTCAGCACTTGATATTTACCGATAACAGAGCCCCCGCCATTTCCGGTATCGGAGCCGTTGGCTGCCACCGCAGTAGGCGCGTAGGCCCCGTCAACGGTGATGTTAGGTAAAAGGGCAACGGCGCGAGCTACTACTTGGTATTGATCGTCGCTTACAATACCGGAGATTTGATATTCTTGGTTTAAAACCGCTGCCGTAATAGTCCCGCCCAAGGTAGCGGCACCTGAAAATGTTACAAAATCGTTCACGTTACAACCATGACCTGTGTCCGAAACAGTAAGAGTAGAGGAGCCGCTGGTCGCGGAAAACGTAACGTCGCCCGCAGCGGTTGTCACACGCAAAGGAGTGATGTCGCCATAACCCCCTCCTTCTTCGATGTAATACTTGAGGTGCGTACCGTTACCCAGGTAAGAAGTTCCATCTAAAGCGACAAAAGGGTGCAATGCCCGAGAAATACCTAAAAAACTACTGCCGGAGGTTCTTTCCCACCCGCCTATTTTCTCAGGTGTACCAAAACGGAACCTCACTTTGTTACCGTCGTACCAGCCCCCCTCGTTTGTATACGAAGTGGTTTCCCTGTTTACGCCGGGGCGAAACTGTAGCTTAGTAAGGGGCATGTCGTTCTTTCTTTTTTACTATCTCGTCATTCATAAAAACTTAGCCGCACCAATAATAGTAACAGTTATAAAGGGGTAAACGCCCCATAGAAGCCTTTCCAGCCTCTTGAACTTTGCAGAACCCTCGTCAAGTCTTTTTTCAATGTACTCATAACGAATAGCACACTCTCTTTCGTGTGCGTTAAGTTCTGCTAATGCGTCTTTTACAGTAGCCATTATTTTTCTTTGGCACGACCAATATTCAAAGCCAAAGCATCAACCAATTTATAGAGCTTGCCTATCCAAACATCATCTTTTGGGGTTGGCGTGGAAGCCGCAATTAAACTTGCTCCCGTCACAATAAGTGCAAGAATGCTAATAATTGTAAAAATAGTACCCATAATAAAACTCCTTCTCAGTTGGTTTTAATCTCAGCTATTTTAGTTATTTTTTAAATTAATATCACCACGGTTTCCCAGAACCCTTAACCGGCGTCTGGAGAACTGCAATCTGAGCAGCCACGGCAGCTTCCTGATCACTGACTCCATCGTCCCCAAGAGCAGCCTTCAACCACGCTACTGCATTGGCCTTAGTGATAGCGTCATAGGCGATAAAGCCTGATAGATCGTCCGTCGAGATAGCTTGAAAGCCATAAGTGCGGCCAGTATTCCCCTCTGCATCTTCGTCGGTGCAGTCCCAGTGGATATTATTGACGACGTTCGTTTTACTGTCTAAAGAGACAATGTAATCAAGTTGATTGATTGACCATGTTGCTGCCATTTTTATTTTCCTTCTTAAATATTATTAATGTTCGCTTTTGAGCGTTTCAACAACCAACTTACCATTGTCATCCGCCCACTCTGATTCAATCATTTTAGCGTCCTTACGTTCGCCGATAACCATCCAGCTAACTGTATCTGTGCAGGTGTTGTCCTGCGCCGTAATCGTCAGTAGATTGCCCGTAACCGATCCTTTGAGAGCCGTCCAACCATCCTCATTGCTGGTGAAGCACTGCACATCACCGCAAAGAACCGCAAAAGTTCCTTCAGTCATACCCGCCGCAGTATCAATATTTACCTCAACTGTGCCGGAGGCGAGATCAGCGCGTCCCCGATAGATCAAATCAGCCTGCGGCCCTTCTATGCTGCTATGCAGCAGATAGTGCGTATCCGTCTTTGCTGGAAGCGGATGGTCTATTTTGAAAGTCTTAGTGCCAGCGGTGAAAGTACCAACAACATTGACCGTTCCGTCACCCGTTATCCGCATACGCTCAGTAGTTACTGCCGCTGCGTCGTTCCCACTCCCAGTGCCAACACCAAACGCTAAAAATTCATTGCCCCAGTTTGCTGAATGAAATCCTGAAGTGATGTCTGCTGTTCTTCTTTGACCTGTATCGCTATCCGGAGTTACAAAAGTTCCATAGAAAGCTAAGTCAGCGACCCTAGAGTTTGCACCACCACCTGTTTTTATAGCTAATGAAGATCCGTTTGCCGCTCCTACACCTCCCTCAATAACCATTTGGTTAGAGTTAAGAGTCGTAGTTCCTATACCGACTTTGGTTGTGCCTGTCGGAATACATAACACGGTAGCGTCAGCGTCATTTTTAATAGTTACGTCTGACGTACTACCTTGACCTGTTAGGATAAGTCCTTCTGCTGCTGTATAACCAACCGCCGCGTTATCACCAGCCGCAGTGTCACCAGCAGGCTCTACTGTGCCTGTAGCAATCACGTTGCCAGTAACGTTTATGCCTGTGGCTGTGGTAGCTAGTTTAAGCGCATTATCATGGTAAAGGCTTACAGCACCATTCTCAATAAATCTAGCTAAAGGCTCATCAGTTGTTGCGCCATTTAGATAAACGCCATCGGTTGCGTTTATAAATAAAACGCCAGTGCCTGCATCTTTAATGTAGCTATTGCTGCCGTCGTGGAAGAGTTGTAAATCTGAACCTGCTCCAAAAATAGCTTTAGCATTATCGGCAAAGGTTGCATTACCTGCGTGAGCGGTCGTTGATGCAAAGTCCACCGCACCGTCTACATCCAAAACGTCCAGATTTGTGGTGCCGTCAACGTCAATATCACCTGAGATGTCTAGGGAGGCAAAGACTGAAGTGCCTGTGCTTGTAACTGTGCCTGTAACGGTAACGCCTGCGGCTGTGGAAGCTAGTTTGGCTGCGTTGTTATGATAAAGAGTTACTGCGCCATCTGCTGCCGCCGTAATACTTTCTTCTCCACTTTTTCCCTGAATATGAACAGTTCCATTGGAGTCTTGTATATATAAATTACCTGTTGTGTTGGTAAATAAAGCATTATTACCGTCATGGTATATTTGTAAATCTGCCCCAGTGCCTAGTTTAATGACATCGCCATCGCCCATGTTCAGATGAGAGGCTAGTGTGGTTTCACCCGTCACTAGCAAGGTTGTAGCCATATTTACAGCACCGTCAATGTCCACAACGTCGAGATTTGTGGTTCCGTCGACATCGATGGCTCCTGCAACTATTACAGAACCATTAGAATCTACTTTAAAATCAGTCTCTCCTTCTCTACCTATTCTTAAATCATCTTGAAATACGTCAATTCTAAAGTTTTCATAAGTACCATCATAGTCTGCTGCCATATCTAGTATGATTTCACCACCTTCAGCAGACCCAGTAGCTGCACCAGATATTTCAAGGCTTGCCTGGGCTGAATTACCGTCTTCTGTTCCAATATTTAAAGTGCCAGCAGATGTTAGTCCTGTGAGAGTTCCAAGACTTGTCACATTAGGTTGCGCTGCTGTTGCAAGCGTGCCTGTTATAGCACCTGTAACATTAAGAGTAGAAGCCATATCGACTGCTCCGTCTATGTCTACTACGTCCAAATTTGTAACCCCATCGACATCGATGGCTCCTGAGATGTCTAATTCAGTACCTACTAATTTTTGTGTGAGGGTTACTACGCCATCACTTGCGATTGCGATTGCGTCCGTATCTCCAACTGAACCAATTTGTCCAGCATTTGCAATAGTAATACCCCCACTATGAACATCTCTACCAGTGAAGGTAGCTACCCCATCAACTTGAAGGGTAGTAGCCATATCCACCGCCCCGTCGATGTCCACAACGTCGAGATTTGTGATCCCTGAGAAATCTGCGTTTCCTTGCACCACCAGACCTGCCGCACCCGCCAAGGTCAAGTCATCTATAGATTCATTCCAGAGCAGGTAAGACCCAGAGGTGGCCCCAAAGAACTTAACATCATAACCTGTATCGTCTACGCCTACCGTGATCGTTCCGTCTGCTTGTGTTGCGCCATCAATGTCTACAACGTCTAGGTTAGCGGTGCCGTCTATGTCAATATTTCCGCTAATATCTAAGCTCGCCGCAATGATTTCACCACTGGCATTAATAGCGCCATTAATATCAATCGTAGTAGCGGCTATCTGAACCTCAGTATCAGCAACAATGTCTAGCTGTCCGTCTGCGCTAGAGTTAATGTAGATGGCGGCGTCACGAAACTGAACCTTATCGGTTGTGGTCGTTTCTATATCTGTGCCGCTGGTGGTGTTACCGATAGCAAGCGTTTCAGCTAAAGTGTCAACCGTATCTACCTGCGCATCTACATAGGCTTTAATAGACTGCTGCGTGGCAAGAACGGTGGCACTATTAGAGGCCAGGTTGTCTTCGTCAAGGATATTTGTAACAGCTACCGATCCCGTACCGGACAAAGAATTAAACTCGACGGTCGCTGCATCAACGGCACCCGAGACAACCAAAGCATCAACTTTTAAGTTTGCGTAGACGTTAACTACCGTCGCGCCGGTGCCCGCCCCGTTAAATTTGACAAGCACATCGGTGCCCGCAGCAATTTCAAGATCGTTGCTGGTGCTATAAGTGCCTTGGAAAATAAAAACAGATCGGCTTCCTGCCAGGCTGTTCCGTATAAAACATATTTTTTCAGCGTCATTTGGAATAAGCTGGACATACGCTGCCGCGCTTAAATCGCCGCCATCGGCAAATTCGATCCACTTATTACGTCCGGTAGAAGAGGCACCGTTGGTGATAGCTATTTGGTTAGGGGAGCCCGACGAACCTGCGGAAGACAATGTTATTGTAACAACCCCATTAATCGCTTCGTCTATAATATTAGAGTTGTCGTTAACGGTGTCGCCCCATGTTCCGGACTGTTCACCGGTAGCCGGTTTTTCAATACCGAGGTTAACTGTATAAGTGCTAGGCATTTTTAATTCCTCACGCTGCTAGGGTTGACCACTCGGCGTCTTGACTAGGCGTTTCCGCAGACCACGAGGGGGATTGGCTTGGTGTAAGACTACTGTAGCTTGGGCTTTGATCCGGCACAATCCTGCCGTAAACCAGGCCTTGCCCAACACTGCCCGTGGCATAAACTCCCGTTACATCAGCCATTACACTATCCTAATAATTGCATTGCTGGCATCAGCCGTTGGAAACACCACTACAAAGTCCTCCGACGATGCCGTTTTATCTGAACCAAAATCCAAGACCACTACCGCAGGGTTAGTTAAAGAAATAGAAGTGGTATTAGGAGTGGTGTTATAAATTAACGCCCCTCTAGCTGTAATCGACACGTTGGACCAAGTTTCGTCTGTAAAATCGGTTAGAGCGGTAGTGCCTGAAGACGTTGGGTCTACGGGGGTTAGAGCCTGGCCCCCTGCCGTATAGTTAGTTCCACTTGTTTCGTTAGTGGTTGCATAGGCTGTCGTGGCCGCCGTAAGCGACGCGGAGCTTGTGTAAAGCGCCATTTTAAAAGTGTCGCCGCTAGAAGCGTCGAAGTCGTGTGCGCCAAGCAGTAATTCTTTCTTAAAGCTGGTGCACATGAAGTTTCCGGTAAACGCCATGGTCACAGTCTCCTTATGTGGTTAGCAAGCTCAGGGTGGCCTGCGTCGGTTAAAGCATTATACACAGCGGTTCTATCGGACTGAACCGCTTCGCTAATATAAAACTCCAAGGTTTTTAGTAATTGCCTGCGGAAAGCACGGGCTTGTGCTTTAATAACAGGGTTTGCGTCATCAGAAATCTCAATTATCGTCTTGGCGCATCTTTCCGCTACCTCTTCCGGCGTAAACCTTTTTCTGCGTGTAATGTTTACCTCCGCGTGGAAGGTTGCTATAGGTTCTACCTGTAAAGGGGAAATACTCATTGTTTAGGCCTTATTACCTGCCCCGTTCGGTACTCATCCGTCACTTCTTTCGCCTCACCAAACAGTTTCATTCCAGTAACCGCCTCGGCAAAGCGCTTCTCATACAAAGCCATCATGTCTTGTGAACCTTTCATATAAATATAAGCTTCCAGCAAAGAACCATACAACAAGGCTATTTCCGCGTTTGTACTAAGCCACGTTGTTCCGCTACTTGCACCCGCAGTAAGGCTGGTGGGTCTGTAAAAATAATGAAGCTCTACCGAATAAGCACTATTTGGTGTAGGCCCTAAAATAAAATTATCAACGTCAAAAGTTGCATAAAAGCGAGGAGGTCCTGTTGTGGAGGCATTTGGATTAAACGACTGAACAAAATCTGGATCTTTAAACTGTAAAAAAACGTGATCGCTGCTGCTGTTTATAAACGACAACGAAAAAGGTGCTAAAAAATCGGTGGGCGCTGCTAAAAATCGGTTGCTGGAAGTCATCGCGCCGCTAACATTCTTTCTAAACAAACTTAGTTGGACGTTTTTTAAAATTCTTTCCTCCGCCTGAGTAATAAAAACAGGCAGATTGGTTACAAAAGACGTTTCGGTGTTCTCCGTATAGTCTTGGATAGCTTGTTTTAGCTGTGCATAAGTAAAACTCATATTGTCACCGTCACTGTTCCAACTTGACCACGGCCTTGTATAGGCCCTAAAGTAGGAGCGACCACTAGAGGCACTCCCACGTAAACATCCAAAGGCTCTATCCTGTCAGGACGTGCGTTTTGAAGTGCTTCGGGATCAACTACCTTACGGAAAGGCCCTAATTGAGGCTGCTTTGGCTCAAACTCGTCCGGACCCACCAAAAGCCCGTTCCATTCCTTTTTCATTAAACGATAAGGGTAACGAAACCCTGACCTGTCGGAAATAGCCCACGCATTTTTTCCAGAAGCAAATTTAGCCATCAACCTACCCCGTAATAATCAAAATGGGGGGCAACATTAAAAGAGGCTCTGTCTCTATCCTCTACCGCAGCTCTTTCAAACTCTTCTTCATACACACCTTTTAACATCTCGACACGGTTTGGAGCACGTTTTAACGCAATATAGTAAGCTAACCCTGCGGCTAAACAAGGGTAGAACCTAAAAGGTAAGTCTAAGGTGTTAATATAGGTGTCGGCGTCGTCCATGCGCGTTAAAGCATCATAATAAACAACATCGGTGCTATTGTCGGGGACAGGCCATAACTTCAAGTTAGGGGTAACTTGCCTGTCCAAAAAGAATTGATTAACGCGACCCTGGGTTGTTTTGTTTGGAATAGTGAGAAAGCCATCTCTACTCAAGCGCAATAACGAATAATCGGTACTATCCCGCTTAACGACCACGGACAAAACGTCAATAACGTCCGTACCAATAGCGTAGGCACCTGTTCCAGTAACCATCGAAAGAGTGCGCTGCTTGATAGTCCACTGGTTAAGGCCGCGGTTTGCCCAGTCCGCCAGTAAAAGGTTTAAAGACCGCTTTGCAGATTTTAAATCATAACCTGCCCGTACTTCAAGACCGCACCGTTCAAAGGCTTCTTCGACATATTCGGCAACGTCTAGTTCAAAATCGGTGCTTCCGGATGTAGCCATAGACCATACCTACCTTTATTTTGGCATAATAAATAACATATTAGCCTTTTTTACCCCTCTTGTCTTTTTATATCTTTTACAAGCGGTAATTCAACCCGAGGTCAAAATCTGAGCCTAATGTGTAAATCTGAAGCTTATTTGCTTTACCTTTTACTTTAATAGGCTCAAGCTCTTTTAACAAATAATTGCAGTTTCTTGCAGTTTTGTCTCCAATGATTATATCAACCCCTACGTCTTTTGTAGAGGACTCATAACGCGCAGCCTCGTTCACCGAATTGCCAATAGCGGTATAGTCAAAGCGTTGAGATGACCCCATGTTGCCTATAACCGCCCACCCTGTCTGTACTCCGACTCCGATTGCTATATCCGCCTCCATCGTCCCATTTAACGCCTTAACTCTTTCCTGTATTCGTACCGCAGCTTCAATTGCCCTGTTTTCATGTTCCGGCAAGTCCAGGGGGGCCGAAAAAATCCCCATGCAAGCATCTCCGATAAACTTGTCAACCATTCCACCTGCCCGTTGTATTTCTTCAACTTGAACGGTCAAGGTGGCGTTCATAATTTCCGTAACCTGCTCTGGCGTTAATTTTTCGCTCATTGAGGTAAATCCACGTAAATCAGTGAATAAAAACGTACAATACCGCGTTTCTCCCCCTAATTTAAGCAATTTTGGGTCTTTTTGTAGCAATTTTACCTGTCTAGGGTCTAAATAATGCTCGAACTGCTTCTTAATCTGCTGTCTCAGCTTAAATTGTTTCCGAAAATTCAAATAAAACGCCGTAGATGCCGTTAAAAACTGTGAAACAATCGTCCAAGTAACGTCGATCAAAACCCCTTTTTGTATCAAATACACCCCTAAATAACAGGTAGAAGCTGTTATTGCGCCCGCTAACACTAATCCCCACGTTACGCCCAACAGGTTCAATAAAACCCATACTAAAGACACTGTTATAAGAAAAATACCCAACTCCGCGGACAGGGCGTAATCAGGGATATAAGGGCTGTTTTGTACCAGCATTGATTCAGCTAAAGCAGCCTGAATGTAGTGCGGCTCTAAAAGACCTACGGGCGTTGCAATTTGGGGCATTACCCCTGAGGCCGTCACGCCCACGAAAACAAACCGCCCCGTTACGTCCATTTCCTTTAGAGAGGTTTCGTGTGGAACAGTCCAACTGATCCACTTTCGCCCTAGACTGTCCGTTTTGACGGGAGGTATTCCGCGTACGGCTATTTCTTGTATGCCGTTTTCATTAGTAGTGATGATATAAGTGCTTGAACCGGTTAAGGACTTTAACACTTGTGTGCCAAACGAGGCGACCCACCCGTCAGGACTTCTGAGAAGAAGGGGGATTCTTCTAACAAGAAGGTCTAATTCGGTGGGGGCTACGGCAATACCTTCTAGCGTGTTTTCTGTTAACCGGCTAAGATTTTTCTTGACCCCTGAAGATAATATCCCGCCAATATCCTCACCTTTAAGGACAACGCCTGTTGGTGCAGGGAACATACCTTTGCCGTCTTCAAACATCGCAATTACAGAACTGCCTTGCCCCAAAGCAGCGGCAAAGTCGTTATCTCCCCCCAGCCTGTCCGCTTGCGGAAAAGAGATGACCCAACCAACGCCTGTTGCGCCTTTTGCTAATAACTCTTTATGTATCTCGGCTAAACGCTGTCGTGGAAAAGGATACCCACCCTCTCTTTCAACGTCTTCCTCAGTGATACTAAGGACGGTAAAGTTCCCGGAAGGTTCTTGCGGGGCTACAAAAGCGTCAAATGTTTTTAATTTTAATACTTCAGTCGGCATGAATTGCATAAGCAAAGGGGTTGCAAGTACCGCAAGTATTATAAATATCAGTCTTTTCATTAGCTACCTTGACTTATCTTTATGGAGCTGTTGCTTCCACCATTGATGGTTATCACCCTGGACACGCCGTCTTGCACAAAAATAATTGTATAGCTTCCCGCCTTATCTATGTCTATTCTGGTTGAATCGCTAACATTTCTTTGCAGAGTCAATATTTCTCCAGTCATGAACGTGGTAATTTGGGTATCCTTGTCCTGCCCGAAGGTCGTACCAACAATTTTTACTGCGCCAGCGTCTTGCAGGGCGTCTTCTTGTTTAGCGACCTCCAGGGCGTCTAATACATTTAGCATGTCTTCTAAAAAATTTACGTCTAAATAGTTAATATCTAGCTCAGTAAACTCCCAATCACCCTCTGTCAGTAAATCCTCCTCTAAGTAATCTATGTCTAAATCATTAAAATCTAGTAGGTTAGCCGACTGTGTTGTTTGTTGTTCTATAAAATTTTCTTTTTCTTTTGGTGGCGAAACAATAAGCATGTTGTCAATAAGTTCTAGCGTCAGGTCCAAAATAACGGGCGCAGAGGGTGCGGATTCAAACACTGATACAGTGGTAGCCTCATAAGGCTTGTTAAGAAGTACACTTCCCATTGCCGTGACCACTTCAATTTCACCGCTAGATAACCCTAGCGCATCCGGTAACAGAATAATAAGTGACCTACCCAGCTCATCTACTGTCGCAGTGAACATCGTTCCGCGAATTGCAATATTTGCCGTTGGTGTACGAAGGGTGATGTTTTGCTTGGCAATCCTACTAAGGTTGCCGGTAATGAACCTAGCTGTTCCTAGCCCAAAAGTAAGCGCCATCTTAGATTTAGAAGGATCGGGGTCGTATATGTATTCGTCTATTGTTAGCTGAGAATGCTCGGTCAGGCTGACAGTAGAATCATCAAGAAAAGTAATGGCCATGCGACCATTATGGGTAATAGCCTGGTCGTTACTTTCTATAGCAAAATTTACTTCTGCACTATACGGTTGATCTCTGACTATTTGCGCTTGCCCGTTTAACTCCGATACATCGCCAATATTAACAGCTTGTGCTTGTACCTTGGTCGTTTTGGGAAACGCAAACAGTGCCAGCAGAACCAATAGAGGTAATTTTAAGCCAATCATTGTTTAGGGTGCTTTGCTGAGATATTGTAAATGTTCTATCACTACCCGTGTGATCCAAATAAAAGTAACCTCCCGAAGATGCCGTGACCCCATCACCGTCATAGGTAACCGTGTTATCTGAGCCATCAATATCCATGTAATTTGTTGCTCCATCTATATCAATATTAGAGGTAACCGTGTTATCCGAACCTTGAATTACCCAATCTAAATCAAGCGTTTCAGCTAAAGCGTTAACAGCCTGGTTTAATGTTATAGTATTGCCATTGCCTGATACATCTACATTCTGGTCAGAGCTGTCTGCGCCGTAAGTATTAAGGGGGTCTACTTGAATTGTGAATGTATTGGTGTCTCCAGTGAACTCATAGAACCCTGTGAAGGACTCTGCCAAAATATCGCCTAGAAATATATTGGTATCGCCAAGCATGTTTATATCCAACGTCATGGTTGCACCGTCTAAGTCAAAGGCGGTAAGCGTACCTGCTACTGATTGCAGCCCCCCAATGATATTGGATTGCCCCAGTTGTTCTAGGTCTATGTTTGCCGTTGCGCCGGACTGATCAAGATAAATTTCATTATCCGCAGCTTGGGTGTTACCGCAAAGCATAATTGCACAAAATAGATTAATTAATTTCTTCATGTGTCCAAAACCTCCTCTCGTAGCCAATATTTATTAATTCTAAGACCGCCCCTTCTACGGCTTTCATTAAAGAAATTGTCCCCGATTCATTTCGTGAATTGCCTAACTCTATTTCAATGAGCTCCCTTCCTCGCTCTATAAACTTAAAAACATCTTCGGATTGACCATAACTAAAAATGGTTTTCTGGCTCAACACTTCTATAAGAATTTCACCCGTAGCTACCGACACCATCCGTAACGATACGGTTACGTTGTCTTCACGGTACTGAATGCTTTTTCCTATACCGAGGTATCTAGCACCTATCCCGCCCGTAGTCAAGTTTGTATCATACGCTATCACCGCACCCTCTAGCAATACTCCAGCAAACAACAGCGGCATCAATGTTTTTTTACCCTTATTGTTCTGCAATTGTTCTCGCGCTGAACGGATCAACTGTCTTTCTTTGGTAAGATTATCTAACCCCACACGCTCCACGACTCTAAAAAACTTCCCGTGACTGGCGTGTTTTAATGCTCTAATCAGAAGGGAAGAAGGTTGTTGGGTCAATGCCGTGGAGAACAGTGCAAACTCTGAGTTACTTTTGCGTTGTCCTGTTTGGTCCGTAAAAGAATTGGGATAAACGGCAACAACAGGCATAACCAGGGGCGGACGGACGCCAAGCAGTTCTTTAGACTGCAACGCCTCTATTTTGACTACGTTGTTTTCTTCAAACCTTTGGTTGTACGTGTCCTCAAACTGTTCAAAAATTGAACAGCTAGAAAGTAAAAGAACCAATAGGTAAGCTAATTTCCGTAATATTTGCATCTGCGTCCGTTATTATTAAGGTTATAAAGCCATTTTCACTAGCATAGGTAATCGTATTTCCCTCAAGCTCTATTGTTCCGCTCGTGCTTGGCGTTTCGCCAAACAAGTTTTCTACCAACTGGCGCGAGAGTTGTGCATAAATTCTGGACTCAAGGTTGCGAATAAAACGAGACAGGGTGGTGTTATTTTTATCACGTTCTACGGCTTCTAGTAAGGCCGCAACTTCCTCTTTAACAGATAAAACGCGATTAAATTCTTGGTTCTCAATCGTTAGGTAGTGGCTGGATGTATTGGTGCCACTAAATGAGGGCGACTTAAATCGGTGCGTAAGGGTGTCGGCTAGTGCTGCGCCTATTACCCCGTGCAATAATAAAACAGCCAAAAACGACAACCAAAACACGCCAACCCAATAGTGGAACTTTCGGTTAAATTTAGCTGTTTTATTCATCATTGCTTTGCTCACGCAATTTCAGCACCGTGTTGACTTTTTCTTGCAACCGTATCATGTCTTGATCTAACAACCTTAGTTGGTCGGTTAGCCTGATAACGGTGGTTTTCATGTCTTGAACAGCAGGACCGATTACATTGGTAATTGTTTGCCACACAAAATACACAAAATACCCAAGACCTATCACCATGATTACTGGAAAGCCAAACTCTGCAACCAGTTGTGCTATGTCCACTAATCCCGCCTTGCGTCTATCTTCCCATCTTCGACAAAGTTCTCTGCTCGGGCAATTCGCTGTAAATCTGGTGAAATATTTAGTGCGCTAGAGACAGAAGTGTCTATGCGGATCATGTCGTTGTTCATAATAGAGGCCCGGGTAATAAGCATTTTGGTGATGCCTTTTATGGTATTAATCTCACCTACCAGGCCATCCATCAGTTGCTTCATTACCAAAAAAATAAAATAAGCCATAATTAAGCCACTGGCTATAGGCAGACCAAGTTCCGCGACTAAATTAAAGGCTTCCAACGCTAGTCTTCGCCTTGTTAGTTAAGAAGTTTCAGTACGCGCTTATTAAGCGTGAAACGCAGTAAGAGTTAAAAAAGTAGATACAGTGTATTGAATATATATCCCGGAACTAAATAATACACCTGATTCTGGAATTACTACATCGCGTGTTGCATCAGCATCGCCTACAGAACTTAACCCCATAAGGCTTGTCCCAGAGGGGGAGGTGGTTAAAAGATCCACAGTTCCTGCCGTAGCTGTACTTGTGAGATAAATACCTTTTAATCGACTTCTACCTTCAAATATTACATCTGCGGCTGAACCGTTTACTCCTGCTGAAACATTACCTGCTGGATTACCAACGGCTGATATTCCAGAAATAGTTAAAAAGTATTTACTTCCAGTGGCGGTTCCCGCATTAGCTCCAGTGATTGATTCAGTTTGAGCGTCACTGTTCACATCAGTGCCCGTAACCGTAAAAGATTTAGAGGAATCATTACCCGCAGAAAGAATAGTAACTACCCTCCCGTGACTTAACGCGACAGCACCGCCAGAGGCTAGTGCGCCCCCTATTACAAGTGCGGCATTATTTCCAACGGCTGCTGCGACAGATATGCCATCTGCATCTAAGGCCACTGTATCCGCAGTAATTGTAACTGCTATTACATCTGAACTAGCCATTGTCTTTCTCCCGTATGCGTAATTGGACGGGGCCGAAGCCCCACCCAGGATTAATCAACTATTAGCTGTCGGTAAATGGAGTAGCTAGCGTTCCGTCACCCATCAAGAATGCTTCGACCCACCAAGTGGTTGCGTTGGTTCCAGTGAGCGTGATAAATCCGCCAGTCAACCAACCCTGCTCTACCGCACCTAAATCAATCACGTCGTTTGATGCTGCTGGGTGAAAGTTATCTGTTTCGCCGATTTGGCCTGTGTCAAACAGGAAAGCGGTGCCTAGAAAGCCATCGGTTCCGTCGGTGGTAGCAGTCTTAATTTGGCCAGCGCCAGTAAAAGTTGTTTCAACAAAAAACCTGTAAACAATTCCTGCTGCCGGTGTGGGAAGAGTAACTACAATACCCGCCGCTCTGTTAAAACCGTAAGCGGTTCCAGTGTCTGCCGCAGTGAGTGTTTTTGTTGCTGCTGTAATAGACTCATAATCAGAGAGGATATTAGCCGCTCCGGTTAGCTTCAGGGTGCCTGTGCCAGACACGTTTCCGCTTGAGTCTACGTCAAAATTGTTTGTGACCGCTCCGGTTACAGCAGTTTTGGTTATTTGCTCAAAACCGCCTTCAGACCGAACGGGGCCATTAAAAGTTGTGTTTGCCATTAGATTGTCCTCACATGCGAGTTACGGAAAATCTGTCTGCATATCGTCAGTCGGGACTGTCAGATTCACCGGATAATTTCCCGATTAAATTAAATATACCATAACATGCAGCAACATTAACTGTCAATATTCAAAAAAAAAGGGAGCCGAAGCCCCCTTTTTAATACAACACTTTACCGCTAGGTTACGCAGCGCCAGGAGTACCGAAACAAGTCCTCCAGTCAGATACCCCGAAAGAGTACCGTTCTCTGGCCTTAAACCGCATGTTACCGGTATCAAAATCTCCTTCCATTGCCGTTTTAATAGGCGAACGGTTAAAGTATTTGAAGCCGTTAGGCGCATCAGTCTTAATAAAGAAGGCGTCTGTATCAGTGAGGAAGTGGTTTACCACCGCACCGTCTGGAAGCATTCCCATAGACTTTACTGCATTGTTGTCGTTATCCGCAGTGCCCGGACGCAGGTTCGAGTTCATAACTCGTTCTGCGATAAACTGAAGCTCTTTAGGAATAAGGAGCTTCATGCCGCGAACAGCGATTTTCAGACCACGCTCATCCGTCAAACCAGCAACATCAATCAGCATCTGTTCCAACGAAGTTTCGTTGAGGTCAGCAGCAGTTGACAAGACGTTTGATTGACTGCCCGAAAGAGACGGGTGAGATGCGGAACAAAGTGCTACACCATCGCCAATTGCATCAACACCTGCCGAGAACGCATTGTTCAGGATAGAGGCTGCTTTAATTTGCTTAGTCTGTGCCATGGAGCGGGCAAGCGCTTTGGTGTATCGCGATGCAAGCCGGTCATAAAGATTATCTTCAATTGCTTCTTCGGTAATGCTAAAAGCAAGTGCGATAGTTTGTGCGACATATCTTGCCGTGTAAGTTTCTTGAGCGTCGTCAAAACTGATGGACTGTCCCTCATTTTTAACCGGTGCCGTTGAGAAACCTCCCAGCATAACCTCTTCTTCAAAAGCTCTGTCCGAAGACTCTTCTTCAAAGATTTCAGAATGCTCGTTTTCGTAGCGTTGATACTCAAGGCCAAACAAAGCGTTTAACCCCGGCTCTAGTTCAGCCGCTAATTGTGCGCGAGAAATTGCCATAATGTGTCCCCCTTATAATCCAGTAGTCGAAACAGTACCAGCCGCAATAGAGCCCGTAGGCGCATTGAAGTGGTTGTTTATCCGAACGATTGCACCAATTCCTGCCGCAGAAAAATCTTCATTGGCCGCGTCTTCCGTCCAGCCCATTAACCTTACATTAAGCGTGTTAGTAGTAGCCAGTGTGCTAATAGCTAACATTCCGTAAGATAGGCCGGTGTCGTCAGAGCCGGTGATACTGGTTGTAAAGTTCGCGTTTAAAAAAACTGACGCACGAGCCGTAGCTTCACTCGTCCACGTAGCATCCGTTGCAATCACAAACAACTGGTTGGGATCGTCGCAAATAAATGCCTTTACAGCATGAGACGAGTTAGCCCCAGAACCAGGCCAGTAATTACTCCAAACCGGTTTTCCGGTACTGCTTGAAATGTACTCACAGCCCTGGAACACGCCCAATAAACTGACCGTTCCGCCCGCAGCCGCTCCCGCAGCATCAATATACCCCGAAGCTAACGGAATAACAGGTTGACCGTGATACAGCTTGGTAGTGTTGTCGGAAGCAATTTCGTACATACTATAGCTCGAAACGCCCGTAGAATTGGACCCCGAACCTAATTTACTAAGAGGCCGAAGGCCCCACTTATCATTTGTATTCGCCATTATAGCACCTCAAAAAGTTACATCGAATGTGCCTATTTTCTAGGCCCACCGAAAGTTACACGAGATTGACGGTCAGGTTGACTGATCGTCATCGATGAATGTGCATTCTCTCTCATCATGTCGTGATCCACTGCGTCCATCTGGTCTTTACTTCGACTCTTAAAGTAAGCGGTCCTTTCGGCAACAGTTTCATCCGGAATCCGAGCAAGAAGCAATCCCCCTATCCCAAACACACCTTCAAATTTACCTGTTTCAACAACGGGGGATTCAAAATCAGGATACTCGTCCTTTCGGACCAGTTCCCAACCTTCCCTCAGTTTTGCACTGATGTTCTTAGTGTCATCAAACCCACGCGTTTCGGCGCGAATCCAACGATGCCTAAACCCATCAGGAGCAGGCGGTGCGTCTAATATAGACGGTGGAGCCCAAGGCTTACGAACAGCCTTTTTCTCCCGAGTTTGACTAGCGCGAGAAGTACGGTTAACAACCGAACCGTCTGTCTGGTTTTTTTGTTCAGTCATATTCTTTTACTCCTTCACGTATTTCGCATATTCTTCAAGAGGCACACCCAATTTTTTTGCTATGGAGATTTGGCTCGGGGTGAGTCGAACCTTTCTCCCACTGCGCCCAGAAGATACTCTTGAAGCTCCCATAACTGTCTGAGCGGGGCGTTTAGTAACGTCGTTTTCGTTGTTTCCGAACTTGTCGGAAATACGTCGATCTAATTCAGTATAGTAGTCTTCGCCTTGCGGGTCAAATCCCTCGTCTTCAACCAATCTTTTGTGTATTCCAAAAGCTGCATAAGTCATAGCTTCGTCTGAGCCAAACCAGTTATTACGACTAGCCCACTGTTCTGCTTTAGGGTCAGGTCTTTTTGGTTGTTGAGCAGGCATAGGTTGACGCGCTTGGTGCTGTTGTGCCGCCGCTTGCTGCTGTTGTGCCGCCGCTTGCTGTTGTTGTGACCTTTCAGACTGCATTTTTGCCTGCGCTGCTCGGTCTTGTTGGATTGCCAAGCTGGTAAGGGCTCTTTGCGCCTCAACGGTTGCTTTACTGTCTCCAAGCTCAATAGCCCGCGTCAGTTCTGCTTCTGCTTGATGTACTTGAGTATTTACACGACTGGTGTACTCCGCAACATAGTTCGTGTCTAAACTAGACATCCGATGTTTAAGGTCTGTCGATTCATTTTGAACAGCCTGGGCGTACTTTATAGCCTCCTGCTCACGCCGCTCGGCTTCACGCATCTTCTTGGTAAGACGACTAATACGCTTTTGAGTTGAGTTTTCTGCTTTTGAAAACTGATCTTCGGTATCTTTCGCGTCCTCGGTAACTTCAACTTCTATCTCTTCGACTTCAGTGTCTCCAACCTCTATTTCGACTTGATCGTCTTTATCAGGCATCATCCTCTCCTTAATTTAATTGATGAATGTCTTCGGGGTCCAAAATGGTCGATAAAATTTCATCGTCATTAAGGATTCGGACTTCTCCCCCATCTATCTGAAAGCGTGAGCCCGCATAACGGGCAAACATCACCCATTGCTTTTCATGGCACCATGCACCAGAAGGAAATTTAGTTGTGTCTTTGTAAGCAAGAGGGCCTACTTTAAGTACATATCCAACTTGGGTAGAGATTTGGCTTTTCTCCTGAGTTTCCGTTGGGAGAAAAATACCGCCTGTGGTTTTGTCTTTACCTTGATAGGGTAAGATTAAAATCCGCCAGCCCGTAGGGTTAGGCATCCGGTCTAAGAGAGTTTTACCGATTGCTTCCGGATTAAGGCGTGGTTTATCCACGTAAGCGTCAGCAAGGTTATCGGCAGTTTTTTCTTCATCTGCCTTTGCTTTTGCTGCGGCCCTTTCTTCGTTAGCAAGTTCTTTTGCAGTCTTTTTCATACAGAATGCTCCTGTTTATCTAGCAGGCTCTTGAGTTCCTGTTCCACGTGAGTAAGGCTATCTAAATTACCCATAAGCTCACGATAGTGTTCCATAGATTTGACATTACCGAACACCATCAAATCTGTTATGGCTTGCCGTCTTTCTTTTGAAATACGGAAAACCGCTTCAGCTACATAAAGTTCGTCCATCTACTCCTCGCATATAATCAAACATTGTTTGATATAATCCTATCACAACTTATACGCAAGGCGCTAGAACAAAATACTTGATTAAGAAATTTTCTCGAAATGAGGGCCGTCAAGGAAAGGTCTACGCCCCTGCGAGCGCCGTAAATCTACATACGCCAGCATGGCAGCTTCAGAGGTTCCGGGGTAAGCTCGAATATCGCCCTCAGACCACGCCGCCCCCCACTTAACGGCAACACCTAGCTCTTCGGCAGCTTCTTTCATGGCGTCTGCAATCTCATCATAAACATTTATCTCCCAAACGCCTGTATTGTTTACATACGCCATAAGGTCTACCGCATGGGAATAGCCGTCTTCTTGGGGAAGGTGTTTGGATTTCATTGTTTGAGAGAGGCCTGCTGCTACGTTAGCCTCTTGTTCAGCAATCGTTCGAGTCCCTGCAATGCACCCGAAGTCCACCGTGGTCAATTCAATAGCGCGTTTAACCACCTCTATCAGTTCGGGATGTACCCCCTCTAATTTAGACAAGCTACGCTGGGATAACTTAAAGCTCATTCTTCTGGCCGTTTAAAAGGGTTGATTGGCGGAACAACTTGTGTTGTTTGCAATGGAGACGAATAATTAGTGGCAACCCTTACATTAGTGTCTCTTGGCGGCATAGGAGTAAGGTTTGCAATAGGGTCTACTACCGGAGCGGTAACATCTGGAACAACGCCCGTCCACGGACCGCCGTAGGGGTTAAACGGGTTAAATCCAGGTGGAACAGGAACTTCAGTGTCAGGAACAGGTGGAACAGGAACTCCAGTGGGGTTAAACGGGTTAAATCCAGGTGGAACAGGAACTCCAGTGTCAGGAACAGGTGGAACAGGAACTTCATAGCCAGGGTTAAAGGGTTTATCGTCTGGACCAACAGAACCAGGAACTCCAGTGGGGTTAAACGGGTTAAAGCCCCTATAGTCAAAAGTTTCGGCGACAGGAACTTCCGCCGTAAAGTCGCCCATGCCCACCTTGTCCGCCATCGTCTCTATACCCGTTGGCGGAGGAGTGGGTGGAGTCATAAGTTTTTTTAGCTGTTCCGGGGTAAAGCCGTAGTTCAAGTTATATGCCATCAGCTAACGCCTTATTTTGTAGACTCATTATAACCTATAAAACTTGTGCCTCTGGTCGCGGCACCCGCGCCCCGCATTTTTATCTTGCGCGGAACATCACCGCACATTGGCGCGGGAGCAGTTTTTCCATAAGGAATACGACCTTGGCCTTTAATATCGGCATACGTTACCGCCTTTGGGCTCTTGCTGGGCGTAGCGCCATTTACTTTAATTTTTCGATTTTTCATTGCTAAGTTCCCTCGTTGTTACGTTGTTTAAGTATCTCTCTCTCCATTGCGGCTTGAATACGAGCACTTGTTTGACGTTCTTGCGCCGCAATACGCTCGTCAAATTGTTCCGACCGCATTTCTTGATTTTGTGAATCCAACTGAAGTTTGGCTTGGTCGATCTCATTGTCCGCTTGATCATTCTGTGATTTCGCCTGAATTTCCTGTTCCTTTAATTGTATCAAAGGATCAGGTGCGCCCGCGCCCGACAACTCGCCGGATAGTTTTTTAACCTCCTGCAAGCCTTCTGCAATGAACCTTGCGGTCGAACGCTCTATCTCCAGCATCTGTTCGTCGTCGGCAGGTTGTCCCCCACTTTGTTGAACCTGTTGTAGATAACCTTCCGCCGCTTGTTCCCGCGCAGCAATTTGAACGTGCTCCATAACGTGCTTTTGAATCGTCATTGCAACCGGAGGCATACTGCCAACAATAGGAGATGTCCCAAAAACCAAATGCGCTGTAATGTGTGCCTGATGATCTTGCCCTTCAAAAGCTTTTAAAGGAAGCATGTCCAATGAATTTATGTTTTCTTGCGCCGGATCAATCGGTGCAGGCTCTTCCATCGGCACCGACTTCATTATACGATCTACGTCCGGAACACCCAAAGCTTCGTACATATCACGATAAACTTCGTGGATATTATGTATCTCCGGCGCTTGGGTTGCCAACTGCATCTTTGTCTGCGCCATCATTATACGCTGCGCTTGGCTAAATACATTCGGATTACTAACCGGAACAACATCTACACGATCATTAAAATCGCTTTGCATGATCTTTTCATCGCCGCCAGGCACCGAATACGGGTACTCTTGGGGCAAACTCTCAGACATCACACGGGCAAGGATCTTAAATTCTTTCCGCATGGCATAATGCAGCCGCTTGTGAACAGCGCTCATGACGCGAGCGCCTTGCTCCATCATAGCCATCGTCGTGCCAACCGCCGCCTGCTGATTACCGTCGCCAACTTTAAGATCAGTTATTGTCGCAAACCGTTGTGCAGCATCTACCACAAAACCAAGGAGTTGAAATAATGTCTGGTCAGGCCCCTTGAAAGGCAAAGGCATTAAACTGTCGCGGATAGCACCGCCGGGGGCGTCCACGTCTCGAAACTCTCCGGGCTGTAACGGGTTGTCGTCATCCCTGATCCGTAGGCCGCGGGCCTTGAAACCAGCGGGAAGGTTCGACAACGTACCCGCATCAATCAACTGCCGAAGCGCCGACGTAGCCGTTCGCGACAAACCACCAATAGTGTGGATTAACCCTAGACCATAAAAGCCAAAGCCGGGTAAAAACTTATAATGTGTAAAATATTGTATTTTTTTACGGATAACATCTTCTTCAAGATAGTTTCGACGAATAGATAGAATTTGTCCGTTGTCCTCGGAGATTGTGACAACATAGGGTATTTTTATTCCCGTAAACTCGCCGTCTTCATCTTCGTCTTCGTAACCTTCTAAATCTAGATCTGCATGGCACTCTAAAATAGTGCAGTCATAATCTATTTGACCCGGCTCTTGACCGTCAATTCTATTAAACTCATCCTCTAAAGAGGTCAATTCTTTCTGCGAAGGTATAACCTCAACGTCTAAGTAAACTCCGGCTACTTGACGCTTTCTCAAATCATTTAATGACATGCGCACTACTTGAGTGATATTAGGGCATGTTTCAAGATCGCTAGTCTCGTACGGAACAACGAGGTTCTCCGCGGGTACAAACTTGGATACCGCTCTATCGAGCGTTTCGTCGTAATACGTTTTCTTAAAAGTAGAACCCGCCAACGGCAAGAAGAACAACATCTGATCCATATCAGGCGTGTATTCTTCCATTACATTAGTAATGTAATAGTTCATAAACTGTTTGACGCGCTGCGCTTGCTGCGTCTTCTTTTGCGTCTCTTTGCCCATCACAACGGTGCGAACCGGACCCGAAGGCGGCAAAAGTTCGTTAAAAGCTTGCGCCTGGAATTGCGTGGCAGCCTCGGCTAATAAAGGATGCGTTACGCCGGAGGCTCCCCGAAAAGGCTGTGTGCGCTCTTCGTAGCTAAATCCCAGCAACTCTAACCCATTAGAATACGCTTCTTCCCAATCTTGGCGACTTGCTTTGTTAGCGTCAAATTCACCTAAAAGCTCTGAGGAAAGACGCTGAAGGTCGCGGTCTGGTATCTCTTCTGCCAAATTAGCGCCAAAATCTTGGCTCTCGCCCCGCTGATCGCTCGGATCAAAGTCAATAGTAACCCCGCCGTCTTCTTCTGGCGTGATTTCAATACCTTCCACATCCTCGGCCTGTATCATTGCCATAACATCGTTTTGTGAGTCAGGCAGGATTAACTCGATTTCCGCCGTCAAATCCTCTGGATCTAACTGCGACGGAACATTGTTATCCATAAAACCCGCATTTGTTTTTCCGTTAGCCATAATCGCTCCTAATCTTCGGGTTTTCTTCCAAGAATTTTGTCATATTGGTTCCGTATAATGTCCATCACGGTTGGCGGTTCTGGTTCTGGTTCTAATGGTGCATCCCTGGGTATTAAATAACGGGGGTCACCTTTGCCTTTTTCTCTCAAAAACTCAGCGAAATCTTCGTTGAACATCGCAAGCCCGTCAAGGTTATCGACTTGGCCCTCAGTTAACGGATCACCAAACGTCATGTCTCCTGTGTCTTTGACCAATTGCATTGCTTCTTCTAAGCTAAGCTTGGGATTTTCCTCCAGAAGTTTTTCAATAGCTTCAGGGTTAGGCCACCCTTTTCCACTATCCATCGCCTTTTCTAGTAGGCTAGTAAGGCCATGCCCCTCCCCCGCGTCTTTATAAATCTTAGCGAGAGCGTGTGGTGCGCCATGGGCGCCCAGCGTTGAAGCATAGTCATCATAGGACTCCCGGATCTCAGGGGAGGACGACTGCCTGTGCAGGAGTTCATGCATCACAGCCGCTCCGGGAGAGCGAGATGTCTCGGGAGAATGCACGTTCAGCCTTGGATCATTAAAAGGCAGGCCTTGTTGAAAATAAATGCTGTCCGGCCTAAGGGAGCCTGGTCCCTCAACCGTCGTGGAGGCAAGATTCTTGTATTGTTTGTTGATTTTCTCAAAAAGTTCCTCTTCTCCTAAACTTCCTATGCCCTGCTCTGTTTCGGGGGGGTTAACATACACGCCTAAAAAAGTTGAACGAGGGTTCTCCCTGTCGAGGTAAAGTGTGTCGGCGGTGTCTACCATAGCGGTACCGCCAGGCCTGTAAGGGTGATGCCCAAAGGTGCGTATGTTCGCCATACGTTTTTTGTCGAAAGGGACTCCGCCAGTACGAGCAAGATAAGACGGAAGTCCGTACTTGCCGCTAAATCTAAAATCCTCGGGGAGTTGCCCTTGGAGATCGACCATCATCTCA